AGCTCAAGGTCACACTTGAGACAATCAGTTCAAATATTGTGAGCGTACTTAGGGGGAGCAAATTGACTGGCCAACTTAGATCGGTCATAAATGGGAACCCAATTTTCCTCAGAGTATCCCATTTTTATCATCCGCTTCTTCAACTCCGGGTCACGCCAGAGCTCATCGATTTTCATAATCTCAGCGAGCTCCGGATCCGGATTTCCCCTAGACTTATACATCTCATCGATCAGGAAGTTAAGGTAGTCCCAGGCAGCAAGATTTGTTCCAGCCGAGTCAACCAGAAGGCCAATCCAGCGACTAACATAGGTCAAGTAGTACTCAGGGCGATTAACTGCCGTTATGCTCTTGCTGAAGTAATCAATTGTGTCGCGAAATGGGAGAGCAATCTTCTTGACCCCTTGTCGCCCATTACGAGGAACTTCGACTTCAAGGAAATAGCGCTTAAGGTAATTGACTCCAGGTTTCCCAACAATGACTGTGTCATAGGTTTTCCCATCACATCTTTTGTTGAGAACCTTGGTGAAGAACTCACCAGACCCATGAACAAAGGTTTCGTCTTGCTTGATCGTCATTCCCCATCTATCGCGAAAATGCCCCTCGATAACACCGAACTTCAAATAGGTAACATCATGAGGGTCACCAATGGGTTCAGCAACCAGCCTGAGCACCTCCCAGGGCATACTAATCAAAATATTGTCCCCATAGATTCTGCACTTCTTAGGATGGTTGATAAAGGCTTGAAGGAGGTCGGGTTCACATTGAGCCACAAGAAAATCTTCGATGTGGTAGAACAAACAACGAACAACGAGGTCCACGTACATCGAATCCCCCCAAGAGGTGCCGTAGAGCCCGGAAAACATTACCCCAACAACCCAACGATAGTCCCGACCAGTCCACTTAACCAGCGTGGTTGCAATATCATCAGCTGAGTTAGTCATAAAAGCTTTAAGAACATGATAATATTCAGCATCTCCGGCGGGATTGTACATTGCCATGGGAAGAGAGAACAAGAGGGTCAATATGGAAGCCATGAGAGACTGGTCAAGTTTCGAGATGTCAGTTGAGAACCATCCAGTGTCAGGATCCCAGGCTCCCATGTCCTTGGCGACTCGGTGAGCACCACCTCCTTTCCAGGAGTGACCAATTCCAATGTTTCCTTGCTCGTAGAATTGGGGGAAGACGGCTCCGTAAACCAACTTGTCAACAAAAAGTCGTATCATTGAAAGGATAAAAAAAACTCGAACCTTTGTCCCATCAACTGTATGGTCGCGAACCTCCGGCTTGACAGCAATTTTTGCTGCCAAAGTAGGGAACCAAGATCTGTCGTAAATTCGCTGCTGCAATCCAGAGGCCACTCGCTTCGCTATCTTCTCAACCTCCAAAGCCGCATAAGCAAACGCTTCTTCTTGCTTCGCAGTGTTAACCAACTCAATGACATCATCCCCCATCTCCTCAAAGTGACTATCCACATTGAAATAACCTGCCGATTTGGTGCCATCAAAAGGGAGATTGTGACATGCATGGGCAGTAACACTAATGGGTTCAATGTTGATATTCTTGGCAACTGAGAAGCTCTCGATCAGGGCTGACGCAATATAGGTTGGATCTTCCGTGGTCACCATCTTGTTCAAGGCCATATTAACCAGTGCCTTCCTTGCACCGGCATAGCCAG